CTACCGACGTGCGAATTTCGGGCGGGCGAGCTGTAACTCCCGCTCGTGGACGTCCGGCACAGCGTTCTGAGAAGCCCGGCTCGCGCGAGTCCTCGCCCAGCCCTCGCATCGCTTTACAGCCTCTGAGTGCCGAGCGTAAGCAGTATCTGAAGGCTCACACACTAAATCTTCACGAGTCGCGCTACTCCGACTACACCAAGTGGGTCAGTGTGGGCTTGTGCCTCCACAACATCCACCCCGATTTGTTGGACGTCTTCCTGGATTTCAGTGCTCAGGATGAAGAAAAATACAATGAAGCCGAGTGTATCTCCAAGTGGAACTCGCTAACTTACCGCAACGACGGCGAGCGCGTAGGCGAGGGCACGCTGCGCTTCTGGTCGCGCGAGGACAATCGCGAAGGTTACGACGAGATTGAAAAAACAAACGTGGATCGTCTGGTCACCACGGCCTGCTCTGGCGCCGAGAACGATGTGGCGTGTGTAATTCATGCCAAGTTCCGCGACCTTTACGTCTGCTCGGACTTTGGCAAGAACGTATGGTATCGCTGGTCGGGTCACATCTGGCGCGAGACGGACCACGGCATCGACCTTCAACTGAAACTTTCCAAGCAGATCGCGAGCGTCTTCTTCGAGAAGATGGCGGCCGTCCAGAGCGAGATGAACAATCGGGGAATCACGTCTTGTACGGGCGAGGGCAAAGCGGATTGTGGAGTGTGCGAGTATTGTACAGAGGAGAAGAAGCGCTCCAGCCTGAACATGATTTACACCAAGCTGAAGACCACGACTTTTAAAACAAACGTCATGAAGGAGTGTCGCGAGCTATTCTTCGACGAAGAGTTCACGAAAAAGGTAGATTCTAACAAGAACCTGATTGCCTTCAACAACGGCGTTCTGGATATGATTACTATGAAGTTCCGGGACGGCAAGCCCGAGGACTACATATCGTTCTCCACCGGCATTGACTACGATTGCGACAAGCCATATTACGAGTACGATACTTGGCCCTCGGTCCAGACCTTTATCAACCAAGTTCTGCCCGACGTGGAGGTGCGGGACTACTTTATGAAGCACCTCGCCACCAACCTCATGGGCGGCAACACGGCCCAGAAATTCCACATCATGACGGGCTCCGGATCCAACGGCAAGTCAATGATCATGAACTTGACCTCTACCGCGTTGGGCGATTATGCGTGTACCGTCCCCATCTCCCTCTTCACGCAGAAACGTAAGGGCTCGGGGAACGCAGCGCCGGAAGTCATTCGTCTCAAAGGGCGGCGATTTGTAACCATGCAGGAGCCGGACGAGTCTATCGCTCTGAACACGGGTCTGATGAAAGAAATCACGTCGGGCGAAAAAATGTACGCTCGCGACTTGTTCAAGTCAGGCACGGAGTTTGAGGTCCAGGCCAAGTTCCACCTGGCCTGTAACGACAAGCCCAAAATCAATACGACCGATGGCGGAACTTGGCGACGCATGGTGGTCATCAACTTCACTTCAAAGTTTGTGCCGACGCCTCAAGCAAAGAACGAGTATCCTCTAGATGAGGCGATTCAGTTCTCGGTAGCTTCAAAGGAATGGGCGACGCCGTTCCTAAGTTATCTGGTTCATACTTTGAAAGAGGGCAATGGTCTACCAAAACTAGTAGCTCCGTCAAAGGTTATGGAGTATACTTCGGAATACCGCAGCGATAACGACGGGATTGCGAAGTTTGTATACGATAAAATCAGCAACATTGGAGACGGCGATGAAATCGTTCAGATAGAGAAGGCTCATTTGAAGCGGGTATTTAAAACTTGGAAGGACGAGAACGACCTGCGAACTCTGTCTCCTGCCGACTTGGAGAAGCGGATCGAGACTCAGTATGGGAAGTATCCGCGCGGTGGCTGGACGAACTTCAAGCTGGAAGGCTAGGCACGGCGGCGACGAACAGTCTTGCGCTTTTTTGACCGATGGCGACGAGACTTGTGACGTTTTCCGCCCGTAGTAGTCTTGCCTACAGGCTCAGGAGCTGTGCCGGGAAGCATGGGCTTCGGCATCGGCTTCGTGACCTTTTGCGTCACTTCCGCCATGCTCTTCTTTGCCTGACCGTAAACCTTTGCGGCCTCCTCGGTGGCTGTGCCATAAACCTTTTTGGCCTGATCCGTGGCGGAGTTAAACAAGTTTCCGAACCAACTCATGTCTTTATTTAACTCAAACATTTACTTGCGTCCGCCCACGGGAGCATACATGCGAATATACGGGAGCGTGAACGACACCACGATGTAGGCGACCATCAGGTTGAACGTGGCCTCAAGCAGCACACCAATATTGATCTTCACCGAGCCGATGGAAATGTAAATCTTGTCGGCAGTTCCCTCCGCACCAGGAAACAGACCGGCCAAGATCGGGAGCAGAAAGTCGTGCGTGACTGCGCCAAAGAACTGGGACAATGCCATGCCGATGTACAGGGCAACCGCAAAGGTCATAATCGTGGCATCTCCAGTCATCATTTTACAATTGGACGCATATTCTTTTTTCACGTATAACAGTAGTTATGGATACCAGATTTTGGGGTCCTTCTGGGTGGCAACTACTTCACCTGATCGCGTTCAAATCAGAGCATCCTGAGCAATTTTTGCTAGGAATCAAAGATATTCTGCCTTGTAAGTTCTGTAGGGAGTCCACGGCAAAGTATACGAAAGAACTTCCACTGAGATGCGACCCCGCAAAGTGGTTATACGACCTACACAACAGAATCAACCACAAACTGAGATCCCAATCGCAGACAGATAAAAAGGTAATTGATCCGGGGCCAGATCCTTCGTTCGAAGATGTGAAGCAAAGATACATGTCCTTGAAACTTAGCGAAGTTCCGGGTCGCGATTTTCTGTTTTCCATTGCCGTGAACTACCCCGATGAACCCGACACGCAACAAATGGCTACTCAGCGCGTATTTCTGAAACAACTTTCCGAAGTTTATCCTTTTGAAAGTCTACGACGCACATTTCAATCTTATGTTTCCAAAAACGAAGCTGGTTTGGAAAATCGCAGAGCGTATACGCAGTGGATGTACGGACTTTTAAAAGCTTTAGCAGAAAAGGCCGGAATTGAAATTCCGCCTTATACTAGTTATCTTCGCCGCGTCATGTCTTACAAAAGCAATTGCTCCAAAAAAGTTTACAAAGGCAGAACTTGTCGCAGAAAAGCGGGTGGCGGACGTAGAAGAACGCGATCACTTTCGCTTCTCCGTTAATCTCACATGTTTTGCCGTATATTTACCATTCTTACCCGCCCCCTTCTCACGCTGATCCTTCTTTGATTCTCGACGCGTCTTTGGTTGGTCCATCTGCTTACCAAATATGTGTTTATAAACTTAACTAATTCGTTTTTTACAGACCGTTAAAGTGTCGGGAGCAGGTAATGGAGTCTTGGTACCCCTTTGTCATTGGAACAATAGTGTTTTGCTACATAAAGTCCTTTAACCGAATCGCGAAAATGTATATTGAAAGCGAGAAAACACTTTCGTGGAACGACATGTTCACGAAAGTTATTCCTGTTCGGTCCCTGTAGGGATTGAACCTACGACTACCCGGTTAACAGCCGAGTGCTCTACCACTGAGCTAAGGGACCAGTACTCCAGATGGGGCTCGAACCCACGACCTCCCAATTAGAAATCGGGTGCACTATCCAACTGTGCTACTGGAGCGGATAGGCCCCACCGAGAATCGAACTCGGGCCATGGGATTACGAAACCCACGTACTACCACTATACTATGGAGCCGGTTTGCGCACATCGGGAATCGAACCCGAGTTACAACCTTGGAAGAGTTGCATTCTACCACTGAACTATGAGCGCGAGACCAATTGGCTTGCTTTTCACGGAAAGCAATTTCCAGGACAGCCGCGGGGAGGCTTGGTCGTTGTCCCATTCCATAGTAGCTGTGGGATTCGAACCCACGAAGGCTTAGCCAGGGGATCTTAAGTCCCCCCCGTTTGACCGCTCCGGTAAGCTACTGGCCTTACTACTTGTTGTGTGTTTAGACCAATGCGTATTTTAAATGCCTAGTTAAAAAAAATAATTAATTTATTAAATAACTTGGTATATATTGTTTATTTTCTATATAACTTGCTACTATTCTATGCGCTCCATCAAGTAAAATATAATTATTATTTTTTTCTATAATCCAAATTGGTTGAATATATAATTTATTTTTAATTAGTTTTTGATAATATTTTACACTACTAATATCTTTGTCTCCTCTTGGTCTATTATGTAAAGGATAAGATTTAACAGCAGATGGTTGCAATCTTTCTGGATTAAAATTATTAAGATTTTTACATTTTGATAATGGAAAAGAAATTAGTTTAGAATTAAATATATGTTTCATAGTTGCTTCTTCTTTAGATTTGAATAATTTCATTGAAACCGATGTTTCAATACTATCGCGTAAAACTTGAATGTAATCCATATTATATAATATATTATTATTTTATGGAATTTGTCTCCTTTTTACAATGCATTTAAAATACGCATTGCTCTAAACTATAATTTGAAACGCTTCTTGAAATCGGCGAGGCTCGCTTTGAAAGTGGGCTTGTTCCACAAAATCCACTTGGAAAGAGCGCCGGGGGTGTCGGGCTGCGTCCAGTGCTCACCCATGCCCGCATGCCGCTTTAGATAACGCTGCTTGCGAGTCTTGTCCTTGTGTTTTGTGTAATCGGAATATCCTTTTTGTCCAAATGGAACGACCTTTTCACGCCCGTTCTTTTCAAAGACGGCGTCCCATTTCTTCTCTTTTTTGTGAGAGCGCCTCACGGTTTTTAAGCGGAGGCTCATTATTGTAATTATATAATAAGAAATGGAGGAGTGGTATTCCAAAGTTCGCAAGCTGAAAGACGAGAGTGCCGACCACCACAAGACCGAACAGGTTTGTCATCATGTGTTTCACGACCTTAAACGTATGAAGATCAAGGATAAAGCAAAGTTTAAGCAGAGACTGGGCCCTGAATTTGGGGCGTGGACGATGACTCTTTACAACTATTATTCCACGGAAATGGTCGCGGCTATTTTGAATGATGACGAGTTTTGGAACTTAACTACGGAAACGGCATGGTGAAAATGGAACATTCTAGTCTAAACAGAATACATTATAATTACAAGAATGGGCGACACTATCATCGGAGTCCAGTTCGGCATCGCCAATCCCGCCGAGATTCTCACGCGGAGTGTCGTGGAGGTCATAACCGACAAGACATACCAAGCCAATCAACCCGTTTCCGGTGGCGTCTTCGATCGTCGCTTTGGAGTTATTGAGAACGGTGCGGTATGTACGACGTGTAAGCAGACTAACCTCTTGTGTCCTGGACATTTCGGACACATTCAACTGGCACGCCCAGTATATCTCTATCAGTTCATCAATGAAATCATGAAAATCCTTTCAATTGTGTGTTTGAATTGTAGCAATCCCTACCTGCCCGACGAGGAGCTGGAAAAGATCGAGGCGGCGACGTACGGAATCGCTCGCTTCAACGCGGTGCGAGACAAGACGGCGTCCTACAAGACCAAGGAACTCAAAGCTTCTTCTGCCTGCCCTCATTGCGCAACCGCCCTCACCAAGAAGGTGGACAAGGAGGAGATGACTGTCGCCCGCCTACGCGCGTCCACATACGATGAGGATTCTCAGCCCGTTCCGCTTCAGCCCGAGATGGTTCTGCGTTGTTTCCAGCGTATGTCTGCTCGCCACGTAGACTTGATTGGCTTCAGCTCTAAGTTCAGCCGCCCCGATTGGATGATTTGTACTGTGCTAGCCGTCCCGCCTTTGACTGTGCGTCCTTCGGTTATCATGGAGGACAATCAGCGTATGGAAGATGACTTGACGCATAAACTTATCGATATTGTGCGTAACAACCAGCGCCTTCGTGAAAAGATTGACAAGGGTGCCTCGGCCGACATCATTGACAATTTTAGTGAACTGCTCCAGCACGACGTGGCGACCTACGTGGACAACGACATCAAAGGCATCGCCCCTTCGGCTCAGCGCTCGGGTCGCCCTTTGAAAACTTTGAAGTCGCGTTTGGGAGCCAAAACTGGCCGTGTTCGTGGAAACTTGATGGGTAAGCGCGTAGACTTTAGTGCCCGTTCAGTCATTACGCCCGATGCGAACATTGATGTAGATGAACTGGGAGTGCCCGAGGAAATCGCGATGAACCTGACTTTCCCAGAAATTGTGACGGGCTACAACCGCGATCGTTTGATGAACAGCATTCGCAACGGACCTTCTAAATATCCGGGGGCGAAATCGGTTTTCTTGAAAGAGGACAACCGGTCACTAAGTTTGAAGTTCGTGAACCCCGATACGATTGACATTAAGGAAGGCGATGTCGTTCACCGGCACTTGGTGGACGGCGACGTAGTTCTGTTCAATCGCCAGCCCTCGCTCCACAAAGGTTCTATGGAGTGCCACCGCATCAAAGTGCTGCCCTATTCCACTTTCCGTCTCAACGTATCGGCCACTCGTCCTTATAATGCGGACTTTGACGGCGACGAGATGAACATGCACGTACCCCAGAGCATCGCATCTGCTACGGAGCTCAAGTATCTGGCTTCGGTGCTTCGTCAAATCGTGTCGCCTCGCACCAACTCGCCCATTATCCAGTTGTTTCAAGACACGATGACGGGAACCTATCGCATCGGCAAGCCGCACGTCCGAGTGCCAGAGCACATCGCGATGAATATCATGGCACGCATGAAGAAGCCGCTGTCTTCTTACAAACGCACGAACCAGCATTTGAGTGGTCAGGAAATTATCTCTTCAGTGTTTCCGTTGATGGACTTCAACGGTCGCATCACTCTGAAAGACGGTAAACTAATAAAAGGTGATTTGAAAAAGGGGGCTTTTGGTTCTCCTTCCGAAGGCATTCTCCATGTCGTTTATAACGACTTTGGACCGACGCGTGCGGGCCAACTCATTAACGATATCCAGAACATTGTGACAAAGTTCAATTTGTTCACGGGATTCTCGGTGGGTCCTTCCGACCTTATCGCAAACGCGGAAACGGAGGAAGTTATTAAGAACGCTCTTGACGAGGCTCATCGCAAAGTGTCCGATATCATGTCGAGCGTTCACGCAGGAACCTTTCTCAATAACTCAGGACGTCCTGACGGCGATGAATTGGAAAACAAGATTAGTAATGCCCTTAAGGAAGTGAGTGGTGCGATCTCGAGTCAACTGATGAAGAGTTTGCCGTCCGACAATCGTATGCGTCAGATGGTAGATTCGGGTTCTAAAGGCTCAGAATTGAATATTACGCAGATGGCGGCACTTCTGGGTCAGCAGCTCATCGCGGGTCGCCGCATCCAGTACACGCTCCAAGACCGCACGCTGCCCCACTTCGCAAGATTCGATGACGGTATGGAGTCGCGCGGGTTTGTAGAAAACTCGTTTATCACCGGCGTACGCCCTGCGGAGTTCTTCTTCCACGCGATGGGCGGTCGCGAAGGCCTGATTGACACGGCCGTCAAAACGTCAGATTCGGGCTACATCCAGCGCAAGCTCGTAAAGACCATGGAGGACCTTCACGTGGAGTATGATGGCACGGTGCGAAATGTCAACGGCTCTATTGTCCAGTTCCGCTACGGCGGCGACGGGATTGATAGTGTGTGCGTAGAAGTCCAGCCGTGTACTTTGGGAGTAATGTCGATGGAAGAGATTTACAATCAGTTTGCTGCATCCGAATCAGATTTCAAGGCCGTGTGTTCTGGCGAAGTAAAGGATTCCAACGACTTGGTACAGCAAATCATTAAGGATCGCGACATGTTGGTTCAGGACGTATTTCGTTTCAATAAAAAGGAGGAAGTGCTGGCCCCCGTTCACCTGAAGCGTATTGTAGAACGCTACAATAACCCTTACGCAACCAAGACAGCTTTGACTCCTGCGTACGTAGTATCTGAACTTGAGAAATTGTGTTCTCAACCTTGGATGCGGCACAATCAAGTGTTTCAGATCCTGCTCCGGTTTTACCTAGCTCCCAAGAAGTCTATTATTGCTCTGCGTCTTTCCAAAGAATCGTTTGACGAAATAATGCGTGAGATTCAGTTCAAGTATATCAAGGCTACCGTTCACGCAGGCGAAATGGTCGGAACCTTGGCAGCACAATCTATTGGAGAGCCCACTACCCAGCTCACTTTGAACACTTTCCACTCAGCCGGAACAGCCAAGGCGAACGCCACGCAGGGAGTGCCGCGTATCATTGAGCTGTTATCGGTTTCCCATAACCCGAAGAATCCCGGCAACGTAGTTTATTTGGATCCGTCTATCTCCGGTTCTCAAGATGCCGCGATTTCCAAGATGAAAGAGATTCAAAAAACGACTGTTCGGAATATTACTAAGTCTGTGCGGATTTATTACGACCCGAACCCCCTGTCATCCGATTCTGTAGTTCAGGAAGATCGCGATATTCTCCGGTCTTACGAAAAGTTCTCGATAACGCAGGGAAACAATTGTGCGTCGCCTTGGATTATGCGTTTGGAATTTGATCCGATGGAAATGGCGGCTCGCAACGTGATTGACATGACCAAGATAGCGGTAAGTTTAGAAAACAATAAAGTGCTACGCGTTCTCTCTTGCGTCCATTCTGATACGAATTCGCCCGGCAAGATTGTGATGCGTATCGTATTTGGAACAGACGTGGTTAAGAACGCACTGTCTCTCCGATTCATCGAGGACAAGTTGTTGGACACGGTGATTACGGGCGTCGATGGAATTGGTCGTGTGTTTCCTCGCGAGTTGTCAAAGGAACTCTTGTACGATGAGGCGGTGGGCGGGTACGTGGCCCCTAAGCAGTATGTTCTGGATGTAGAAGGCACTAATCTGCTCGACTTGTCTCGAATCCCTAGCACCGACCCCTTCCGCTCCTTCTCGAACGACGTCCACGAAATCATGGAGGTGTTTGGAATTGAGACGGCTCGTGTTATGCTTTACGAGGAGTTCATGGAGGTATTCAGTGCCGAGTATGTCAACTACCATCACATGGTCACGCTCATCGACACTATGACTTTTCCGGGTATGATTCTACAAGCTGACCGCTTCGGCATGACTAAGTCAGAAAGCGAAATTCTAGCACGCTCTTCGTTTGAGGAGACGGCCAAGCACTTGTTTAACGCGGCATTGACGGGAGAGATGGATACCATGCGCGGCGTTTCAGCCAACATCATGTTCGGCCAGAAACCGCCCTGCGGAACAGGTTTTGTAGACATTCTGGTTGACGAGACCAAGCTCCCAGAGGGTAATGAGGAAGACATCTCCGTGTTCGCAGCGGACCTGGCGGCTGCCAACGCACGCGTGGAGGAAGAAGAGAAGAAGGAAGACTCCGCCTGCCGCATGGAAGATGTGATGATGGACTGGTAATTTTAAACAACAAAATGAAATAAAAAGGCGGGCTATAAGGCCATCCTTTTTATTTTCAAATATATTTAGACCGTATTTAGTTGCTAAAAGCCAGACCGCCCATGCCGCTCATTACACGCAAGATGTTGTAGTTGATGGCGTAGACGCGCACATCCCAGGTCTCGTCGGTTCTCTGGTTCACGTTTACGGCGCCAGACATCTGCATTACGATGGTAGCCGTATCGATGCGCGAGAAATTGCACGTGCCGGAAGGCTGGTGCTCTTCGGGGCGCAGGGCAAAGGAATAAGAGTAGATGCCCGGCTGGTCAGTCTGTCCGGTGTGGTGCTGGAACTGCTGCACCTGGTTAAAGTAGTTTCCATAACGCTTCTCCATGCGGTCCTGGCCGTTTATCTGGATGAACTGCTCATACACGGCAGCGTGATCGTAAGTGAAGGGTTGGAGGCGGGTCTGACTAAATTTTGAAGCAAGTTGGCAGTTCGTGTAGTAAGTGGGCTGAACCACCCAAATCAGCTCCTTAACGGGGTGGTTGAAAGTGAGGTCAATGCGGTTTGAATAAGAGGAGACGCCCTTGTCCTCGTTGTACTGGGTCTGCTCAATCAGGTACTCGTGGCTCTGCTGGGCCATGCGGCGACGCTCCTCGGTGTCCAGGTAAATGTAGTCCACGTAGATAGCGGCCTGGATGGGTTGGGGGAGTCCGCTCGCATTGTTAAAGTTGCCAGCAATGAACTGTGCGTCGTTCCACTGCAGGTTAATCTTCACCTCGTGGTACTGAAGTGCGATGAGCGGTAGAGCGGCGCCAGGATTGCGAGTGTAATAAAAGTAGAGGGGAATGTAGAGAATGTTGTTGGGTAAAGAGGGCTTTCCACTTCCATTGTTGCATAAAGTTTGGCCACCCATCACCTGAGAGCCGCCGCCGGCACCACCACCTACCATTTGATATGTATTGCCTCTCTTTGCGTAATCGAGGGTCAGTTCGCCCCAGAGGAAGAGGAACTCGCCGTAGAGGCGGTCGATCTGCTGGCCGCCAACATCTAGCTCGGCGTAGCGGAGCAGGTTGTAGCCGAGGCGATACTGATCGTTATTGTAGGTTCCTTGGGCCAGCACGACCTCGAGGTAGGTGGAGTACATCAGGTCAGCATGGCGACTGATGATAGCCGACTGCTTCGTGCCCCAAGCAGCCTGCCCTGAAAAGTTCACGCGAAACGGCTCCATCGCGAAGTTCGTGTGGCGCTTGTAGAGCCCCTTAAAGAAGGTGATCTGGGGATTGCCGGAGATGTACGCGTCCTGGGCTCCATATGCGACAAGTTGTAATAGACCACCACCCATTTCCTTTATATGTTAGTCATAGGCATTTTTTTAATTCCCACCACGACGACGAGTCTTGCGAGCACGGGTCTTGCGACGCTGGGTCTTCTTGCCTCCGGCAGACCCGCCGTATGTCTTCTTCGCCTCCATAATCACCTTCTTGAGTCCGTCGCCCTTCTTGTAGCTTCCGTCCTTCTTCATACTCGCCATCGTGGACTTTACGTGCGTGAGCCAGGGGTTTGCCATTTTAATTAGATACGCAGATTTTATGCTCAAACGGTGATATTATAGATTGGACTACTCTGTTGCATGGGCTGGAATGACACAACGGGGTCGGGCATGGTCGGGGTCTTCAGTTGGGGAGGCTTCTTTCCGCGAAGAGCTTCCGGCTTGAGCACCATACTATTCTCCTGGAAATGTCCGATGTAAAACTCCATCATTCTATCGGTAGAGCCGTAAGACATCATGTTCCATTGGCATCCATACGTAAACAAGATTTCGGCATTATTGTTTTTGAGGTCTTCGCCCACGTCAGGAACTACCATCGTGATGTTGTCGCGATTGTAATCTATTAGCTCCTCGTTGTCATACGACTGAGCCGCCTGAGTATAAGTCAGGCGACGCAAGTTTGCGGTGGCCCACGACAAATTAACCATCTCTTCCATCATAGTTCCCTCAACCTCTTTGCCCGATACAATGATGAGCTTGTTTTGGAGATTACATACAGGTTCAATCGCAAGATTGCGGCGCTGGTATCCGTAAGAATAATCAAAGAGGTAAGGGCGGCACGTCGTCTTCAGAATCTCGGCACACGCATTGATCGTTGTGGAAATGTTAGTATGGAAAACCAAACTCAGAATAAAGGGGTCGCTGCTCACTGGACTGACGATGCTATTAAAGGCATTGTTCGCGATAGAGATACAGCAAGCTTGGAAGGGCACGGTATTAAAAGCATAATCAACTCCTAATTTCTGGTTTTTTAGACCCACTACAGGCTTCTTATCCTCGTCGGAATAAATGTCCAGTTCTACCATGCGAGGACCCGCCTTGATCACGAGGGGTAGGATACTATCGGATATATAGTCATAAATTTCCGCACCGGGAAATACGGAGTAGGATGAAGAAGCCACGTAAAAGTCGCACAGACGGTACGTCGAAGGTTGGGGACAACCTAGGGGGGCTAAACGCGTAACTTTAGGATATGTGTTAAAAATCGGCTCGGCTTTAGCTAAAGCTTTTACTTTGGAAGGCTGTAGCGTTCCCCAAATCGCGTAGGCTATCGCCACCACTAAAAGTAGTATCAGTCCATATTGAACCGATGGGGGCACCATTATTTCTTACCAACATGAAATAACACTCCCCTGAACCCCCTCACAACCTCATCCGGAACTCGCTCCTCCATGGAAATGTCCGCGAGACAACAGTAATGAAAATACAAACAATACATTCCGCACTCTGAATCTTGATATTGGTGTCTCGTTTTATTGTATGACAAGACCATACCCTTTCCGTGAACTTTGAGAGCATCCCACTGCTCTTTCCACCGCTTCATTAAACGTTGAATCTCTTTTTCGGGTTTGTGAGCATAAGAATCAAAATAAGTCATGCGCGGATACTCCAATGAAGGCGAGATGTCGCAAAAAACAGCAATCCAGTGCTGACCAGGACCAGTGCTCACATCAGTATTAAAAACAATGCCGATTTGACTATATCCTTGCCGATAAATCTCGCCGATATCGAGGGAGCAAAGAGAATCTACTAAACAAGTTCCTAGAGAAGATTGCTTATCAAAATCAATAGGCACGCATCCCAAGTATTTGTAAGCCGGAAATAGCTTGACATACTCTTTTTGAACCTTGTCGATATCAGAAGAAGAAAGCCACTCTTCGGGATTCGCTTTCCACGAAGAAGGTGCTCCGGGTTTTGACATCATGGACTGTATGACGCATTGGGGCACACCACCCTTACACCTTTTTGCTAAACGTTTCTGAATAGCACTCCAAACTTTCTTGGAATCACCTTTCTCAATCGGAGTTTCGCCCGAATGTTCTCTATTATACACTTTTCTCAAATTCTCCACTTCGCGTGGCTCCATCCTTATCTTGAAAACGGAATTTGTTATTTGCGTCACCTTCATGGTAAATCAAATGGAAGAACTCAAGACTTGTATTCGCACTTATCGCGATGTTGATAACAAACTGCGTGTTCTTAATGGTCAACTATATGACCTGAGACAAGAGCGCCGTTCTCTAGAGATTGAGTTGGGCGACATCGTGAAAAGTCCGCAGTTTGATAGCGTCCACGAGCTCCGCATCAATGACGACGGCTCGTCGATAAGGATCCAGCGTCCTGGCTGGAAGAAGCCCTGGGGCCTTTCGAAGAAGGACCTGGGCGAGCACCTGACCGCCTACTTCAAGGACGCCGGCCCGACGGTAAACGCTTCCGACTGCTTGACCTTCATCATTGAGGAGCAGAGCAAGAAGCTCGTCTCCGAGGACTTCAGTTTCAGCCGAGTGGTTCGCGATGAGTGAAAAGATTATTGCGAGTTAGTAATGTTGGTGGGGGGCAGAATATCCTTAGAGGACGATTTGAAAAGGTTCAAAGTTGCTACAGAAAAATACGAAAAATATGTCAAGCAAAATGAAACCAAACCCGAAGCAGAATTTAAGCAAGTGTATATGTCCGACTTGATTTTTGACTTAATTGAAAATGCCAATGAAGAGCCAGCTCGTAGTTTGATTTTGGAAGAGTATGAGTCAATTGATTCTAATCTCAAAAAAGAGAACATTGACGCCCTAATTGAAGAAGGTTACTTTCCGCCTTACGACAAAAGTGGCGGGGCGAAGACTTCCGAAAGCCCCCCGAAAAACAAACTCGTAATCAAAAATACTAAGGGATACACGGCTCGTCGTCCGATAGTAAAAGTTGCCGCATCTCAGCGTCCTCTGGTAAAGCTTACCGACTCCCAGATATTTGAACTCGAGCAGTCCAATTTGTTAGCAGGGCAATCGGCATCTGCATTTTTCAAAATCATGTTTCCGAATATCAGTGTTGGCAAAATGGGGCAGCTCAGGCGGGCACGATACGCGTGGGACCAGCCAAACGCCGAGTTTCAATGTAAGGTTGTATTGGGTTCAAAGGGAAACAAGAACTGCTATATTTGCGGCGTCGAGTTTAACCACGAACCCAATGAGTTGAGGAGAGTGTGCGAACACATTTTGCCTCCGCTTCAAGCCGCCATGTTTCTAAAGCTTTACAAAAAGGGAGACAATCCCAATCTTCACGAACTCCAGCTAGAATACGCTTGGGCTCATATTTGCTGTAACGAAATCAAGACCGATAACTCCTTTTTGGCGATTGAAAGAACCGCAGTAGACAAACTTAGCTTTAAGCGAAACGACGCCTATATTCAGACCTTGTTGAATAATGTCGTGAAACCTGGCGGACAATGTAAGAACGCCATTCAGCCGACAAATGTTGAGTCGTGGAAAGAGGTACGAACCGGGGCCATTAACGAGAAGATTGATCCTATCGTTCAGCACATCAACTCAAAGGGCGACGGCAGGGCTACCTTGATAGCCGGATTTCACAACTGCGTGCGAAACGAGAATTTGACTTCTTCGTTCATAAACTTACTGAAGAGATATGCCACTCTAAAGGAAATGATAATAATCAACCAACAGCTCCTCGAAGAAAACGAGAATCTGATTGAAGCCATGAAGCAAATGCTCGAGAGCAGGCACGAGGGCGGACTTAGAAAACGAACTAAACGCAATTTAAGACTTAATAGTTAAAGATGCTTTATAATCCATTCAATTATAAGAATCGCTTGATCGCCTTTAAAGACGTTCAAGCGATTCTCCAAAAACACAATTGTAAGTTTACGCCCGTCAATATTGGAATGTACCAAACTGCTATGGTTCATTCTTCTTATGTGAAACGCAAAGAGTACACGAGCCCTACTGGCGAAATCATACAGCTAGCCCCTCTCCCTACCGGATGCCTTGAGTTATTTGACGAGTCCTACGAGCGTCTTGAACATTTAGGAGATACGATTCTCGGTGCCAGCGTTTCCACGTACTTGATGCGACGTTTTCCGACCGAGCAGGAGGGATTTATGACAGATCTCAAAAAGGAAATCGTGTGTAATGAAACTTTGGGAACATTAAGTTTGAAAATCGGTCTGGATAAATTCTATATCATTTCGCGGCACAATGAAGATGCGTGTAATGGACGAATAAATTCTAAGAAGTTGGGCGATATCTTGGAAGCGTTTATTGGCGCACTCTGGACAGACTGCGGTAACGATTTCAAGATCACGTATAAATTTGTTATTTCTTTGGTAGAGCAATACATTGATATTCCCAAAATTTTATTGAATAACAGAAATTTCAAAGAGCAGTTCCAGAGATTTTGTCAGGCAAACTTTCATTGTACACCGTCTTATACTATGCTTTCTTCGGCTGAGGGAATGTACACCATGGCGGCAGTAGACCCTACTGGAAAGCGAATGGGTATAGGTTGTTCTGCAATCAAAAAACAAGCCGAGCAATTGGCGGCCAAGGACGCCCTGGCTAAGTTGTCATTGACATCGTAGTTTTAGTGCGAGGTAAATGACGAACTAGAAGTTCGCGCTGGGTTCCGCCTATAGACATATCATCTACCCCTTCAGGAATACCTTCAATAGCACGCAAAACTTCTGCCACACGCTGTGGCTGGTCGGCGAACTGAATTAAAAGCTGTGTCCGAATGACATTGCGACGCAGAGCAGGACGGGAAGTGCGAATTGAACGAGAAATATTTCCAAGACCATTTCCTTCTAGCGAAAAGTTGTCTAC